TTTTTTATATGGAGGTTAGAAATTTAGTTCTACCTCCACCTTTTTATTTACTCCATCAATCCTGATTTCTTTTACTAGACTTTTCACAAGTTTTCTTTTGCTTTCTATATCTTTACATTTTTTAAATAAATTTTCAAAATTGGATAGCTGTTTTTGAATAAATTCTTTATTGTAATTAGATACATCATTTAATAAATTTTGTCGTTCTTTTTCTTCTATTTTTCTTTGTAAAGTATCTGAGTCTTTTTTTAATTCCTTTATCTGTTCTAAAAGTATAGCTTCTAAATCATCATCTAAAGAAAGTTTTAATACTAAATTTTTAATTTGTTTTCTCTTTTTTTCTAAATCAGCCTTTAAAGATGTTGTATCAATAGTATTAATCGGTATTTTTATATCTCCAGGTTTATAATTACATAACTTATGCAATACTGTTTCTTCAACATCACCTATATTTAACATTTTATTTTTGCAATCTGCTAAGCATGAATCTTTTTTGCCACAAGCGAAGTATTTGTAGTGACTCCCACTAGAGTTTTTCTTTTGCTTAGTTCTCATGTAACTTCCACAATAATAGCACTTACACAGTCCATTAAGAAATGTAACTTCACCAGTACCGCGCCTACCACTATTATTTTTACTTTTGAGTATACTCTGAATTTTCATATATTCTAAACCACTTACTATACCTTTATGTTTGCCGACTGCTACGATCCATTCATCTTTATCTCTGAATTCTACTCCATCTTCCTTGGTTTTATCTGCCTTGCCATAGGATATTAGTCCATTGCCATTTAATTCTCCATGCAAGTATATATTTTTATTGTCTAAGTATTTAAATATATCATTATCCGATTTTACATATACTAAATTACAAAGTATTCTCTTTATACTGGTTGGTGTCTTGTTTATATTGTGAGTGTCTTTTAGCCACTTACTTGTAGAAAATAAACTTTCAGTTTCAATATATTTATTAAATATTGATCTAGTTATTTTAATTAGGTTTAGATCCTCTTCAAGATACTTTTTGCCTTGAATCCCTACAACTTTGTAACCAAAAGGGACAGTTCCACCGGTCCATTTACCTTTTTTAGCCATTTCATTCATATTAGAAATAACTCTTTGAGAAATGTTTTTCCTTTCCATTTCTGCAACTGCAGCAAGCATGGTCATCATTAATTTCCCTGCGGGAGTAGAAGGATCAAATCCTTCTGTTACAGATATAATATTAACTCCTATTTTTTCTAGTTCTTTATGTAATTCTAGGAACTCTAGAGCATTTCTTGCGACCCTATCAAGTTTCCAAAATACTATAGAATCATAATAATTTTTTTTTACTAATTTCATCATTTTTTGAAAATCAGGTCTATTCATATTTCTTCCACTGTAATCATCATCAAAATACTCATCTATAATAATATCTTTATTATTATTTTGAATATAGTTTTTGCAAATGTTAAGTTGGTTTTGGATACTTTCTCCTGTTTCTTTCTCTTCAGAACGTCTTGCATAAATAGCGAATCTTTTCATAAGTATATCTCCTTTAAATATAATTAAAGAAGCAAATTTAATCTTGCTTCTTTTTTATTATATGTTTAATATCAGCTTTGAGCGCAGCTAACAAAACCTCCTCTACAGCAGGACTAAAATTTTCATCTTCTATCATATTTAATTCTATAAGTTGATAAACAGTTCTTTTAATCATTTTGAATTCATCTCTTTTTTCTAAATAATCATGTTCGTTGTCTATACCATATAACCAATATTCTTCTGGTTTATCACTAATTAAAAATAGTTTATCTAAAACTTTCTGTGATGGTGAACGTTTGCCATTTTCAAGCATATTATATAATTGTTCACTAATCTCTAATTTATCAGCCATTTCACGTTTAGTTTCAATTCCAAGACTTAATCTATAATCTAAAAGCCTTTTATTAAAATTATTACTCATTAGAGCACCTCCTATATGTTACATATATTATATAACATATTTGTTAAATAAGAAAGGTTTTTTTAGAATGAAATTAAACAAATTTGTTAAGTGAGCTAAACTAAGAAAAATAGATATATATTTAGATAATAGGAGTTATTTTCTGATAAAGGTTATTTTTGTTAATTTACAACTTAACAAATTTGTGTAACAATTAATTTAACGAAAGGAGATGAAATAAAGTGACATTAAAAAAGCACAGACAAAAAAGTGGACTTAAAGTAAAAAAGATTGCTGAATGTTTAGGAGTAAGCAGAGTGCATTACTATAACTTAGAAAATGGGACAACCCCTATAGATTTAGAAAAGTTAGAGATACTTTCTAATCTATTTAGAATAAGCATAATAGAAATTGAAAAAGCAATAAAGGAGGGTAAAAATGAAAGATGTAATTGATTTAGAAAAGAGATGTCTAGAAAAATTGGAAGTTATTAAAAAAACTAGTGGCTGTATTAAGAAGAAAGGTGAGCAGTAATGTTACTTGAGTGTGTAGTTATAGGAAAACAAGATCCAGAAAAAGCTAAAATAATTTTATCTAAGGTAGTAAGTGAATTAATTAGAGATGGGAAAATCAAATTTGATTCTCCAGATACAAAACCTAAAATAGCTAAATAGGAGGTAACAATATGAAAAAAATAAATCTAACTATAGAAAATGGACAACCTATAGCAACGGAAATAAAGCCAGTAGAAATAGGAGGGAAAAGAGTTTTAACAACAGAGCAACTTGGAGAAGTTTACGAAGTTGATCCTATAAGAATACAGCAGGGGTTTAATAGAAATCAAGATAAATTCATAGAAGGGAAACATTATTTTAAATTAGAAGGTTCAAAATTAAAAGATTTTAAAACAACTTATCTTAAAGATAATCCGTCAATGTTAAGAATTAATTGCTTATATCTTTGGACAGAACGAGGAGCCAATAGGCATTGCAAGATATTAGACACCGATAGGGCATGGGAGCAGTTCGATAACTTAGAGGAAACTTACTTTAGGGTTAAAGAAATGGATCCATACAAAGGATTATCACCAGAACTTAAAGCAGTTTTTGTATTAGATAAAAAAACACAACAAATAGAAGCAAAAGTAAACAACCTAGAAAGTAATATGCCTTTATTTAATGTGGAATGTAAAGAACTCCAAGCACTGGTTAGAAAAGCAGGTATAAGAGTTCTAGGTGGCTATAGAACACCTGCATATAAAGATAATTCTCTAAGAGGTAAAGTATATGCAGACATACAAGGTCAGCTAAAAAGGCAGTTCGGAGTTAACAGGTATGAAGCGATAAAAAGAAGCCAATTAGATACAGCAAAAGAGATATTAGAAAATTATACAGTTCCTATATATCTTGAGGACCAGATAATAAATGTTAATAATCAAGTAAGTTTTTAGGAGGATTACAAATGAATAAAAAAATAAAAACAACAGATTTAAATTTAAATATTTCTACATGAACAATACTTTATGTGGATATAGATATTTTTAGGTTCTTGTATGACAAAGAAATATTTTGTATAACAGTTCAATTCCTTGATGGAGAGGACTACAAATTTTTACAAGAAATTAATTTGAAAAAAGACAAAAGTAATTTAGATCATAAGGATTTAAAGAAAATTGGTCTAGATTGGATAAACAATAATGTTGAGGTAGTTAGCAACTTAGAAAAGGAAGTTGCTCCCGAAGTACCAGTTCGAGAGCAGAGAATAAAAAGTAAATTAAATAAAGTTTTAATATATATACTTATTTTAAGTATTCTGCAATTAAGCTCAACTATTTTTTCGGTATTGTATGCTAAAAATCAAAAAGCTTATTTGCAAGATTATTATAAAAATCTTCAAGAAATTAAAATGATAAATAAAAGTCAATAATATATTATTGTGATTTATTTTCTAGAATTTTATCTTGATTAATCAATACATTATTAATTGAATCTAGAATTCTCTTTTGTTCGTTCATTATTTCAATTTGTTTATTTATTAACTTTGAGGAATCATCATTAGTGTATTGATATACACTAAACATAAATGATAATAGTGATAATAAAAAGCAGAATATTTCTAACAAATTCATATTAGATTTATTAGAAGTTGAGGATTTTAAAGAAGTAAACTCTTTATTAATGTCTACATTATTATCAATAAATATATTAGATATTTCAGGTTCTTGTGATAGAGTTTCAACATTATTAATTGATGATAATATTTCGTTTTCGTTGATATTAGATAACTCATTTAAAGTTTCAGTGGATAATTCGGTAAGTTTTTCAGAAGCCATTCGTGCAGCTTTTGTAATACTTGAGAAATCAATATTATTAATAGACTTAGCTGCTGCGTACAACATTTCGTAATTAATTGAACTAACTTGTTTGATTATATTTTCAGTATTTAGATTATAATTTGTGACCATTGCACCAATATTTTTACTTAAATCATCAACACTAGATTTCATTAAAAATATGCTTTTAGACGACGAATTAATAATTTGGCTATTTATAATTTTACTAAGTTGGCTCCATTGTATATTTGCTCTATATGAAATTTCACCTAATTCTTTAGCTGCTTTAGTAGAATTTGAATTTGACGAATCCATAAATTTACCCCCCTTCAAGAAGATTTTACCACAAAGGGGACAAGCAGTAAAAGGAGGAATAGAAATGTTTAAAAAATTACTAGAAGAAAGGGGAATCAATCTAACAAAAGCAGAGTTTGCAATTATATGTGAAATTACAACAGATGATATTAAGTTCAATAGGATTAATTTTAATAAGTGCACAAGCTTAGATTATGTGTTGAGTATTGCAATAAGAAGTGCAAGTATTTTTAAAAGGTGTGCATGAGGGGAAGTGATAAAAGTGAATGAAAATTGGTACACACTAGCAATAGCAATCTTTTATAAAAGGCCTTGTACTATGGAACAGGCTATAGAATTATACAACAATGGAAAGCTTGCTAGGAATAAAAGACCTAAAGAAGATATAGAAGACATGATTAAACTAAGGCAACAAGGACTTAAATTTAAAGAAATAGCAGAAATATTTTGTTTAACTCCAAGCACAGTACGCAATTTCGTAAGCTCTTTTAAAAAGAAAAAAATAGCTCCCTGCCAGGAGCCCAATAATTAATTAAGATATGTTACTTAAATTTTAAATTAGATTGGAGGATTTGTAAAGATGAAACAAATAATTACAGCTTATATAACAGCTTTAACAAATGTATACATGGGAAAAGAATATCTAGATGGAACTTTTTTAAAAGGTGCTAATGAAAGATTTATTATAGATTTAAATAATTTATTAGATTTTATAGCAGATTTAAAAGAAGAAAATAAAGAGCAACCTATAACAGTAATTTTAAACCGTAATGAAGAGATAACAATGTTAAAAAAATATATAAAAGAGCTTGAGGACAGTTGCGAGCATATGAATGAAGTTGAAATAAATCTTTCTAATAAGATAAAGATACTTGAAGATGAAAATAAAAGGCTAAAAGAAGGTAGAATTTATGTCTAAAAAATATTATTGGCTTAAATTACAAAATAATTTCTTTGATAGAGAAGAAATTAAGATAGTTGAAAATATGCCAAATGGTAAGGAGTATATAATTTTTTATATGAAATTATTACTTAAGAGTATTAAAACGGAAGGCAAATTGAAGTTTAGAGAGATTATACCCTACACCCCTGAAATGTTAAGTCATGTAACTGGAACGAACATAGATACAGTTATAAATGCAATAGATTTATTTTCAAGGTTACAGCTAATGGAAAAATGGGATGATGGGACCTTATTTATGGCTGAAACAAAAAATATGATAGGCAGTGAAAGTAAATGGGCAGAAATAAAGAGAAAACAAAGAAATACTAAAAAAGAATTAAAGCCACCGTTGGACAATGTCCCTCCTTTGTCCGCAGAATGTCCGACAGAGATAGATATAGAGTTAGAGATAGAGAAAGATACAGAGTTAGAGAAAGAGATAGATAAAGATAATATAAGAATAAATTGGAAAGATATTTTAATAGCTTGGAATAACTTACCTAAACCTATAAAGCCTATAAGAAGTGTAACCAAACAAAGAAAAGATAAAATAAAAGCTAGAATTAATAGCTTAAAGTTAAAGGAAGAAGATGTTTTAAAAGCTATAGGAAATATAAGAAACAGTAGATTTTGTCAAGGGCAAAATGATAGGAATTGGATTATAGAGTTTGATTGGCTATTCCAAGATGATACAAGATTTACAAAAGTATTTGAAAACAAATATGTAGATAAGGAGGGCAAGAATGGATATACAGAAAATAATACAGGAAATAAGGAACAATACGACTTCTCAAGCTATTAATTATAATTGCCCTATTTGTAGAGATACAACATGGATAGAAAATCAAGAAGGCTTTAAAAGATGTGAATGTTATAAAAAAGAAAGATTAAACAGAATGTGGAAAGCTTTTGGAGTTAATCCGGAAGATGTAAAAAATATAAGTGAGTACAAAGTATATGATGAAAAAACAAAATTAGCAAAGGAAAAAGCTGAAACATATATAAAAAACTTTTCTCAGATCCAGAATACACAAGAAAATAGTTTCGGATTATTTGGACAACCAGGGGCAGGAAAAAGTCATATTGTAATAGCTATAGGTGCAACATTATTAAATAATGGGGTACAAACTGTATATATGCCTTATCTTGAAGCTACAAGAGAGCTTAAAGCAAATGTAAATGATGATGAATACTATTTAAGACTTTCAGATAGATACAAAAAAGCTGAGTTGCTTATCATTGATGATTTATTCAAAGATAAGATAAGAAATGGAAAGTTAATACAAGGTACATGCATAACAGAAGCTGACATGAAACATGTGTATCCAGTTCTTAATTATAGATATTTTAATAAATTACCTATACTTTTCAGTAGTGAATGTACACCAGAAATATTAGTAGAACTTGATGGAGCACTAGCAGGCAGGATTATAGAAACATGTGAACCTTATATGACTATTTTTAGAGATAAACGGTACAACTACAGAATGAGAAAATTTGTTTAGGAGGTTAAATAATGAGTAAATTAACAATTGAATTTGGTTGTTTAAGTGATCCATTGAAAAACACCTTTGTATTTAATCCATATAAAGAATTTTTTATAGTAATAGATGGTTACACAGGATTTAACTATCAATATATGGCTGACAAAGTAGGGGTTAGTAAACAACATATTCATGCATCTATGCAAAATTACTCTATGCTTTATAAGACTAGTATGGCAGCAATAATAAGTTGTTGCATTGATGATAAGATTAATGAATTAGAAAGAAATATTGAAGAACTTAATATATTTAAAAAAGAAGTTATAAAGCAAGCGGTTGAGAATTCTAGTGATGCTAAGGGGGTATGATTATGGAAAGAAGATATGTTGTTATATGTAATAGACACAGAGGAATAGCAGGTGGTTTGCTATTTTGGGGTAGACATACAGAAGATAACGATAAAAGAAGTTTTGGAGGATATACAAGTGATTTTAATGGCTGTGAAAAATACACGCTTGAAGAGATAGGACAAAGTGGTTATAACTTCCCTATCTATGGACAAGATGCACACCATGATAATTATAAATCTTTTGAAGATCTTGCAATAGACATAAAACGATTAAAAATATTAGGCTACAGACCTATGACTATTTATTATAAATAATATGCAGATAATTATGCATTAGCAAGGAGGGACAGCAATGACTAGAACTCAACTAGAAAACAAATATAAAGTTCAAATATTTAAAGATTATTGTTTCGATAGTGGCTCAAAATACTGGGTTTGTATGAATAATAATTATTATTGTGATGGTTGGACACTAAAAGAGATAGAAGAAAAATTAATTAGAGATAATCCTAGTTAGCTAGCAATGTAGTGAATGATTTGATTATATTACAAAGTAGGTGTAATGAGTATGTGTAAAGAAAAATGGAGTTGCTATGATTGCATATGGTCGAGCGATAAATGTAAAAACGAGGATAGTAATCAATATAATAAGTTTTTATATGATATTAAAAAATGCAATATAACAGGTAAATGTGATAATTCGTTAGGTTGTTCATGGAGAAGTTTAGGAGAAGAAATTTAGTTAAATCATAGTTTGAAATTTATGCGAAGTAATTTTAAGGAGGAGCTTTATGAGAATTTTAAAAGAACAAAAAGGTAGTGGCTATATAATAACTGTGTTTATAGGAACTCATGGGAAAAGTAGTTTTTGGACATCACCACCGATATACGGGAAAGATAATCATCATTATAACTTTGAAAAAGAATATCTAATTGGCAGATACCCAATGCTTAATACAAAAGAAAAGGCTAAAACATTTTCAAGGTTATATAAAAATTTATGGATCGAAGTAACTCCATATCAATTAGATTTAATGAAACACTGTATAGGATTAGATTATAAGAAAAGACCATATAGAAATTATTTCTGTACCTCTCCAGATGATAAAGATTGGAATGAACTTGTAGGTAAAGGATTAGCAATAAAGAGTAAAAAAGAGCCTAATAATGGTTGCATATTCTTTTGGTTGAGTAGACAAGGTGTTGAATATGCACTTGGTAAATCTATAAGCGACAAAGTCTACAAAGAAATGTAGTTCGTGATACAAAGAGAAAGGAAGTAAGTTAAATGGAAACAGGGCAGTTAATTACCTTAGAAAAGGATATAGAATTTAAAACATTTGGAGGAAATACTTTAAAAGCAAAAAAAGGAGATAAGGGATTTATTACACATAATGGTTCAGTTAGATTAATAACTGGTCAAGCTCAAGGGAAGATAATTGTTACGGATATAAAACCAAATGGAATAGACTATAATTCTATTGCTCATTTAATATTTAGAAGATTAGATATAGAACTAGAGCTAGGAGATATATTGATGGATAATGACATAGGTGTATTAGACTGTATTGCATATATTGAAGGTGTTATAGAGGATATATTTTAAGTAGGCAACTCAAATATTAGATCTGGGAATGAAATTATTGTGCAGTAGTTAGGAAGTGATAAATTTGGAAAAACCAATACTTGATGTATGTTGTGGAAGTAAAATGTTTTGGTTTGATAAAGATAATAAAGATGTTGTTTTTATGGATAATAGAGAGTTAGAAGATACATTATGTGATGGTCGTAAGCTTATTATAAATCCAGATATTATAGGTGATTTTAGAAATATACCATATAAAGATAATACTTTTAAATTAGTAGTTTTTGATCCACCACATTTAATAAAGGTTGGAGAAAATTCATGGTTGGCCAAGAAATATGGAAAGTTAAATAGTGATTGGCCAATAGATATAAGGCAAGGATTTAATGAGTGCATGAGGGTTTTAGATAAATACGGAATATTGATTTTTAAATGGAATGAAGAACAAATAAAAATAAAAGACATATTAAAAGTTATAGATTATAAACCTTTATTCGGAAATAAAAGAGCAAAGACACATTGGTTAGTATTCATGAAAACTAATTAAGTCCTAATTAAAAAATTGGAGGGGTATATATGAGAGAAATTATGTTTAGAGGTAAGGATAAATTAGGAAATTGGCGTTATGGATATTTTCATGCAGACACTATAACTGGCGAGGATAAGTATTATATAAATTCAAGAATTAGTGTAGATAATCCAGAATTTATAGAAGTTATTCCAGAAACAGTAGGGCAAATGACCGATAGCACTGATATAGATGGGAATCCGATATGGGAAGGCAACTTAGTTAATCAAAGGTCAGTACTTATAGGTGACGGCGACAATATTGATTTTACTGGCTATGTTAAGTTTTCAGAGGGGCAATGGTTAATAGACAATGCAGAGACTGCAATCCCACTTTGGAGTGAACATAGGGAAAATAAAATTATAGAATAGTCACAATACAAAAAGCAGCTGAAAAAGCTGAAATTTTTACGACGTAAAGGTAGGTGAATAAGGTTGCAGTATATAGCAAGTTTTAGCGGCGGTAAAGATAGTGTAGCTATGGTATTAAAACTGATAGAAACTAAAATGCCTTTAGATCGGATTGCTTTTATAGATACTGGTTTGGATTTCGGAGAACAAAAAAATATTATAAAAATATGTGAAAGAAAATTTAAAGAACTAAAACCAGAATTGATATTTGATTGGATTAAACCAGAAAAAACATTTGAAGAATATTTTTATACTAAAAAGGAAAAAGGAAAAAATAAAGGGAAGATCTACGGTTGGCCATACACATCTGCATTTAATAGTTGGTGTAATGATAGGCTTAAAATCAAGCCATTTAAGAAATATCTAAAGCAGTTTAATGACGAGGTAATTATATATTTAGGAATAGCCGCAGATGAACCTAATAGACTAAAAAAGCTTCAATCAAATAGAAGAGCTCCACTTGCAGAATGGGGAATGACTGAAAAAGATTGTTTAAATTATATAAAGAATAAAGGTTTTTGGAATCCAATGTACTGGAAATTTGAACGATTAGGATGTTATTTATGTCCTAAACAAAATTTAAATAGTCTTAGAAGTTTAAGAAGACATTATCCAGCTTTATGGAGAAAAATGCTTAATATGGATTCAGATAGCTTTGTGACATTTAGAGCAGATGGAACTACATTAGGTGATTTAGAAAGAAGATTTAAAATTGAGGATATGGACAGCGTAGAACCACGCTTTAAATTAATAGAACCACGATTATTTTATGGATGGAGTAATACATGGATGGAGTTCATAGGCGAAGAACTCATGGAAGAAATACATTGCCATTAATGCGCAATACAAAGATTATACGAAGGGAGTTTAAATTATGGAATATATAAAAGAAATTAATATCAATGAGGCGGTAGTTCATATATTGGACAACAATAGTGAGGAGCCAATATTAAATGAATATAAGCTTAGATTAGATGATGAATGTTATAGATATATATTAAAACTCATAGATAAATGCCTAAAGGATGAATGTCTAAGATATGCAAAATTTAATGAGGGGAAAAATATAATAAGAGAAGTTTCACAAGAATATTTAAATGGTCAAAATGATTTACTAGATGTTTCTAAGGAACTAGCTAGACAACTTTTTATATTAATGAAAGGTAATGATAATATATCATCCTGTGACTTGATGATAGTTTCTATATCAACAGAATATGGTCCAATGTTAGCCATATTAAAAATGGATTATGTTAAAAATTATATTCATGTAGTGGATATGGTAGAAAATAAGGTGGGTATAGATATAGTACCAGAGTTTACAGGATTACCTGCAAGTGCCCAAAAGATACAAAAATGTGCATTCATAAAACCTATAAGAAAAGACCAAGAATTTAATTTAATGGTAATAGATAAACAAAAGAAAATTAAAACTAGTGAAGAATATGGCTCAAATTATTTTATAAACAAATATTTAAATTGTAAGATAGTAGAGAATGAAAGAGATGCCACAAAGAAATTTGTACAAGCTACAGAGCAGTGGGCTAAGTCAAATTTAAATGAAAATGCAGATGCTTCAGAAAAAATAATAAGAACAGTAAATAAGCTATTAAAGGAAGAAGATACTATAAATATAAATAAGGTTTCTAATGATATATTTGGAGAAAATTCAGACGTTAAATTAAATTATGAGGGGTTTATTGAAGAACATGGTATAAAAGAAAAAATAGATGTAGACAAGGAATGGGTAGATAAAAAATTTAAAAGAATAAGATTAAAGATAGATAGAGATATAGATTTATATATAGATGAAGAATCTTACCATGATGATTCAAGGTTTGAAGTTAAAAGAGTAGGGGATGGATCAGTAAATATAATAATTAAAAATGTTTATAATTATATGCAAAAGATAAGTGGAAAATAATAATATAAATAAAAATTAAATAGGTGTAAGGATTAAAATGTATATTCTTGCACTTTTATTGTACTAGTGTATTAGAACTATATAACATTAAGAGAGGGTGTTATAAGTGGCTAAAAAACAGATAGAAAATGTCTTGATTGATGGTCAGGTAAGTATTTGGGATATAGATAAAAATATTAAGAAAAGTAATGATAAACCAGTTATAAAATTAGAAAATAAAGAAATAAAAATAAATAATATTGAACAAAGTAAAATTATAGCAAAATATAAAACATATGAAAATTTAAATAGAATAATAGGATATGCTGGTGGAGCCCTAGGAATAGAAATTAAATATAAAGATAGACATGAAACAATTTATGTTAATAAGAATGGGTTAGAAGAATTTGTAATTAAGAAGAAATCAAGTGTTCTGCCTTGGGATAAAATTATTTATTTCAAAGAAGATTTAGAAATAAATAACATACAGAAAGAAAAAATAAAGAAAATAAAAGGACAGGCTCTAAAAAGATCAGGAGACGAAAATATAATTTTTAATCAGGGCAATAAAGTAATAAGTGTCATAGAAAATGGATGGGTACTAGAGTATGACAACATAAAGATAGCAGAACTAGAAAAGTATAAAAAAATAAATATAGATGAAGATTTAAGAAAGACTTTAAAACTAGGAGATATAGTTGAAACAGAGTATGGAAAGGAGATTATACAGGGAAAAGTAGTCCACATTTATAATAATGGATATACTTGCAACATAATTGAGGGAAATAGACATATACCTATTCCTATATGTGGAATTAGGCAGGTGATAGCTTGAGTTGGATAGATGAAATACTAGATAGAGCATTAGAGAATGTTAAAAAGGATTTAAAAGAAAAAGACAAGCCTTTAAAAAGATATAAAAAAAGAGTTAAGAATAGAAACAGCTTATATAAGAAAAGGATGAAACTAGGCAGGATAAAAAGAAAAGTAAGAGGTGGTAATCATGGAGGAAAATAAAAAAAAATTCATGGATTATGCAAATTTAAGATTAAGGCAAAAAGAATATAGGAAAAGATTATTATATGCAGATATTACAGACTTGAGGGTTAAGAGCATTGAAAAATCAAGGGGGAGGAAAAAAGGACAGTTTTAGGAGGGAGTATTGTGTTAAATAAAATATTTGGAGCTATTGCAATATTAACTTTTACATGGCTAGTGGCATTTAGAAAGATAGATAAAGAAGAAAATTCAATGTGTAAATTTAATTGTGAATATTGTAGCGAGAGTGATGTTTGTGGAATTAGGAGGAACTAAATGGATAAAAATTTATTTAGAAAAACAGAAAGAATGTTATATAACTATTTTAAAAAAAGTAAAATTATAGAACATAAAAAGAATTTAATAAATATATTAAATAAAAGAATAGAAGAAATAGAAAGAGATATCAAAAAAACTAATATAAGAATAGAGTATGATTTACAAGCTACACCAGGAGGAGAAAGGGTACAAACATCCAGTACAGGTACAAGTTATGCAGAAAGAGCTATTATAAAAGCTATAGAAAACCTAGAAAAAGAAAAAACAGATAAGCAGCAACAGATATTAAATATAAAATCTTATATATCAGAATTAGAAGAGGAAAGCAGTTCTATAGAATGTAACATAGGAATGCTAAATGAAGAAGATAAGAAATTTATAGAGTTAAAGTATGGTAAGGAATTAGGTGTTGAAGAAGTAGGAGCAGAAATGGGAATGTGTAGAAGTGTAGCATATGATAAAAGAAATGAATTAGTAAATAATATAGTGATGTGGAATGAAATAATAAAATAAAAAAAGCACGGACAAAATTCGGATTAATTTCGGACTAATTTCGGACAAACTAACAGTTTAGGTGTGTTATAATAGTAGTGTAGAAATAGCAGGAATTATCGTACAAGGTAACTGCTTAAAAATATAAGGGGGTGAAAATCCTCCGCCACAATAAAGTTGTGTATATGTACTAAAAAACAATTAGCCAGTATTTTGTTGTATGTAACTACTGGCTAAACGTTTTTTTATATAGAGTTTTTCAATAGGATTCTTTTTAGTATATAAAGGAGGCCGATAACTATGGAAGTATATTGTGATAAGTGTGGTAAAGATTTTGAAATGAATATAAAAGTAAAGAAACATGATGGAGGAGTAGAGGAGACATATTTTAAATGTCCTCATTGCAAAGAGAAGTACACATCATTTTTTACAGATAAGAGTATAAGAATTAAGCAAACAAAAGTTAGAAATAAAACTTTTCAATTAAACAAATGTAGAGATATGGAAACAAGAATAGAAATACTAAAAGAACTAGATAATATGAAACAAGCTTTAAAAGTGGATATGGATAATCTTAAAAAGAAGATGTTAGGCACTCAATAGAGTGCTTTTTTTATTGAATTATTTTACATGCCTTATGTAAATATGAAAGGGTGTGCTAAGTATGTATACAAGTTACAAATGTATCTATTGCAATAAAGAATTTGTTTTATTAACAGAAGAATTAGAAAACATAAAGGGATACTTAGTATGTCCCTATTGTAGCAGTAGGAAAGTTAAAAAACAAAAGGCAACAGATAGTATAAAGGAGTGCATGAGACATAGTAGCTATAAAAAAGTAAAAGGAACAATAAGGCAGGTGAGATAGTTGATGAAAAAAAGACCTGCCAAGCCTATATTAGAAAGCCATTATGAAAGATTTAAATATAGGTTAGAAGAAATTAGTGGTGAATGGGCAGAAAGAAATTTAACATTATTTTTATTAGATATTGCAACTGGATATAGGATACAAGATGTTGTGGATTTAACTGTGGCAGAAATAAATACCGCAATAGAAAATGGATACTTTGAGATACAGGAAAAAAAACAATATAATGCATGGAAAACACATATTAAAAAAAATCCTAAGTCAAAAAGAAAAGCACCTGAAAAGCGTAAACATGATATAGTTCCACAGTTAGAAACAGTATTAACAAAATATATAAAAGGTAAAAAAAAATCAGAGTATGCATTTCCATCTCAAAAAGGTAATGGAAGCATGCATATTAGTGCAAAGGCATATTCAGATATTTTGAAGAAAGTTGCAGAAGACAAGGAAATTAATTTAAAAAATATAACAGGACATAGTTTGCGAAAAACATATGCAAGAAGATTATATGAGGCTACAAATGATTTGGAATATGTAAGAATAGCATTAGGACATTTAAGTATAGAAGTTACTAAAAAATATTTAGGTTTAGATGATGAAGTAAAAGAATGTGTTGCAAGGATAGCTGCTAGAAAATTATAGTTATATTTTTTATGCTAAAATCCGTAATTAAGTAGACCATACTTATTTTAAGAGAAAATAAAAATAACTACTATTATATGCACTAAAAAAAAGTAATCCGTAATCCTATATGTTATTGCGGATTTAATAATAAAAAATAAAAGTGCCTTAAGTTTAGTGTTACCAATGGATAAAGACTGTTTTAAAATAAGTTATAATACTTTACAGAAAAAACTACATTGAGCACAGGGTATAAAGTAAGTGCTCAATGTTTTAGATGACAGGAGGTGTACTATGGTATCGGCGGAAGAAATAATTAAAAATAGCTTAGACATTATAGAAACTATGGTTGAACAGGGGAAAACTGACAAACAAATAGCTGAAAAAATAGGAATAGGTTATTCAACTTATAGAAGATATAAGAGCAGTAATAGTGACTTAAAAGAAGTAATTTCACAAGGGAAAGACAAGAAGAATCAAAGTGTTGAACAGGCTTTGTTTAACAATGCCATCGGCTATCATTACACCGAGGAAGTAGCAACTAAAGTTAAATATGAAACAATTACAGAGGATGGGACAGTACTATCAAAAGAAGATGTTAAGATAAGTAAGGTTAGAAAATATAAACATCCTGATTTATTAGCTCAAAAGTATTGGTTAAATAATAAAGATAAGTTACATTGGAAGGATGATCCGTACAAAGTTTCAAATGACAAGAAGCTTACTAAGCTTAAAGAAAAAGAAGTTAACTCAAAGGTTATAGATATATAGTGCCTATATATAGAAAGTGTACTGAATGTGGTAAGAAAGTATTACAAGGTAAGCTATGTAAGTGTGAATATAAGAAGAGAAAGGAAAGATATAAACAATATAAATATAAAAGGTTACAGGATTTAGAAGAGAAAGAAAGACAAAGGTTTTATAGTAATAGTTTCTGGTTAAAGTTATCTGAGAATATAAAGAGGCATTACGTTGGTTTGTGTGTAGTGTGTTGGTCTAAAGACTTAACACAAGAGAGTGAGTATACACACCATATTGAAGCTATAAAGGATAGATTTGATTTAAGATTGAATGAAGATAACTTAATACCACTATGAGACTGTTGCCATAAGAAAGTCCATAGATTAATGGATAAAAGTTATAAGGATAAAATTATGATACAAAAATATTTAAAAGATTTAATAAAAAAGTTTAATAAAGAATTTTATTAGTACCGGGGGGAGGGTTGAAAATTTTTATACAAACTTAGAAAGTCCCTGGTGCCCTCTCAGTTGCATAAAGTTCCCGAAATAAAAGTTTTAAATTTTAAAATAAAAGGTAGGTGAATATTTTGGCTAGACCTTGTAAAAATATAAATTTAATTAGTAAGCATTTGACAAAAGAAGAAAAAGAAAAAAGGCAAGAGAGTGAAGCACAATTAAAAGGGAGAGCTGATAATATAAATCCTCCTGATTATTTAAATAAAAATCAAGTTAATCTATTTAATTATATTAAGAATGAACTTGAGGAAAGTAAACTTTTAAGTAATTTAGATATTTATATTTTATCATCATGTGTAATTGCTATTGATAGATTACAGTTTATAGAGGGTAAGATTAATAATAATCCAGGATTAATAATGCAAAATCAACTTATGAGTGCTAAAGATAAATACACAAAAGACTTTTATAGATGTTGTAACGAATTATCACTTAGTCCACAAAGTAGAGCGAAACTTGCAAATATTAATTTACAAGCTCAACAAGAAAAGGAAGATCCATTATTAAAAGCTTTAAGAGAAGATGATGAAGATTGATACTTTTAGATAAAGCTTTAAAATATTGTAATGATGTTATTGAAGAAAAAGAAATTACAACAGATGAGGTAAAGCAACAATGTGAAATATTTTTAGATGATTATAATATAAATCAATACAAAGAAGAGTTTGAATTTTGCTTTAGTGAGAAAAAACTTAAAAAGATAAATAATTTATTAAAGCTTTTCAATTATGCCACAGGTTTTGTAGCTGGTAAACAGGTATTAAAAGGTTTGGAAGGATTTCAAGCCTTATTTTTATGTGCAATATTTGGTTGGAGATACAAAAAAGATAAAAATAAGTTTAGGTATAGAGATGTAGTTTTATTTATACCAAGGAAAAATGCTAAAACTTTCATAGCTGCAATAATATTTTTATTGTTAATGCTTACAGAACAAAATTACTCTGAATTTTATAGTATCTGCATAGATAGAGATTTAGCTCAGGAGATAAGAAAAGCAATGGCACAATTAATAAGTGCTAGCCCAAATATAAAAAAGCATTTCTTTGTATCTGAAAGTAAGATAGGAATAATTAAATGTTTAATAACTAATAGCTTTTATTATCCTAGGACTAGTAAGGCTAATAAAAATAATGCAATAAGGCCAGCTGCAGTATGTTGTGATGAAGTCGGAGCATTTATAAGTAATGATAATATACAAGCTATGAGAAAAGGGCAATTAAGCGTTAAAAATCCTTTAATGTTGAAGCTAACAACTGCTTATGCGGAAAGTGATTCAGTGATGTTAGAGGAATTAGAATATGACAGAGCGGTTTTGAATGGGGTTGTAGATAATAAAAGGTTATTTGCATTGCTTTATTATGCAACTTTAGAAGAAGCATGGACAGATGAAGGTCTTTATAAAGCTAACCCTTTAAGGGTAGAAGAAAATTACAAAGAAATAAGGGCGGATAGAGAAACAGCAAAAATTAAAAAAAGTGAACAAGAAGAACTTCTTACTAAGAATTTTAATATATTTTTGCAAACTAATGAACTTAATAAATATTTAGATATTAATTACTGGAAGAAATGCAAAATAACAGATGAAGAATTTAGAAGAAGAATAAAAGGTAAAAAAGTAAAAATTGGGGTTGATATGTCTGTAACTACAGACTTAACTGCAGTAGGCATAGAATTTGAAGATGAAGGTATAATTTACTGCAATTCACATGGATTTTTACCAGAGGATAGTTTACCTAATAGAAGAGAAAAGCATATAGATTATAGAAAATATGAAAAAGAAGGATATTGTGATATTCATAAAGGGATGACAGTAAATTATAGTAAAGTGGAGAAATATATAAGAGGGATTGAAGAAAAATATGAGTGTACTATAGAATGCATTGTTACAGATCCAATGAATGCTAAAGAAATGATGGAAAGATTAGCAGAGGATTATGATATTGTATTACTAAAACAAACTTATACTAATTTAAGTCCAGCAACAAAAGAATTTAGAAAGAAAGTTTATGATTTTGAAGTTAGATATGTAGAAAATGAGTTATTAGATTGGAACATGAATAATTCTAGCACATCTAAAGGAAAAGCTGATGATGAGATGCTTAATAAGGAAAATAAAAATAAGCAGAGAATAGATATGGTTGTGGTTCTAATATTTGCTTATACAGAGTTATTAGGTGAAGATGATAACTATAATCCTGTAGATACATTAGAGAAAATGGATTGGTAGGTGATGTTATTGATTAAATTTAAGAATAGAATAAATAAAATTAGAAAGACATTATCTAGAATAAAATTAGAATGTCTTTTTCTAATTGGACTATTAACTATAATAATAACTAATTTTACAGTAAATATTAAATTTGGTTGTTATTTTATAGGAATAGCATGCATACTATTTTCAATTTATTTAGATTTTATTAAAAAGGGGTGATAAAGATTGTTATTTGGAACCGAGAAAAGGAGTGATGAAGATTTAGAAAAGTGGACTTTTTCTAGTTTATTTGAAAAGGGTTATGAATTAGAAAGCAAAAAGGAAATAACATATTATAGCTGTTTAGATATATTAAGTAAATCCATTGCTAAAAGTCCACTGGAACTTAAAAAGGAAACAGATAAAGGAGAAACTACAGATAAAAAACATTATCTGTATGAAAAATTAAGACTTAGACCCAATAAAAATATGTCAGCTATAGATTGTATAAGAGCTTTTGTAGCTTTAGCTATTAATAAAGGAATAGCTGGATTATATATAAATAGAAATATAAGAGGGAAAATAGAAGGTTTATACCCAGTTGTAGTATCTAATATTACAATAGATAATGCTGGATTAATAAAAAGTAGTAAAAATAGTAAAAATAATAAAATATTATATGATTTTTATACAACGGCCGACAATAATACTTACAGTTGTTTTGAAAAAGACATAATACTATTAAAAGGGTATACAGAAAATGGTATTAATACAAAATCTATAACTGAATTATTAAACCAAAATTTAGATACATCTGTTAAAAGTCAAGAATATCTTAATAGATTATTTAAAAATGGATTAACCAATAAAATAACTGTGCAGGTAACAAGTGATATAAAAGAAAAAGGTGAACTAAAGAAAATACAGAAAAAATTTGATGATATATACAGCAGTAATGGAAGGGTATTTACAATACCTGCTGGCTATAATGTTAATTCTTTGGATTTAAAATTAGCTGATGCACAATTTGAACAACTAAGAAGATTGTCTAAAGAAGAAATTGCTGGAGCTATGGGAGTGCCACTTTCTAAACTTGGGTTTATAAAAGAAAATGCTAAAAGCGAGGAACAGGATAACTTAATATTTTATACAGATACTTTGCTAGTTTATTTTGAACAAATAGAACAGGAGATGGATTGGAAACTCTTAACTGATATAGAAAGAAAACAAGGATATAAAATAAGGTTTAATGTAAAGGTATTGTTGAGAACAGATAGTTTGACACAGGCGAATATAGTTAATAGTTATGTTAAAAATGGTGTATATGATTTAGATAAGGCTAGAGAAATTTTAGGTATAGAGAAATTAGGAGGAGATCCTATAATAACGTTACCTTCAGGACAAGTTTTATTGAAAGATTTATTGGCTGGTAGAGTTAGTTACTTAAAAAATAATAAATCTAATATCGGAGGAGGTGAGGAGGATGAATAAAGAAAAAGAAATTAGAAGTTTTAATACTTTTGAAGTCAGGCAAATTGGAGAAGGTGATGAAAAACAAACACATATACAAGGGTATGCACTAACTTTTGATACTATTAGTGAGGATTTAGGTTTTAAAGAAACTATAAGAAAAGGTTCTTTAGATAGTTGTGATATGTCTGATGTGGTTTTAAATTTTAATCATGATTCTAATATGATACTTGCTAGAAATAATAAAGTTGAAGGTGTTGGAAGTTTAAAACTAACTATTGATGATAAAGGTTTATTCTTTGATGCTATACCTACCAACACTACATACGCAAGAGATTTAATTGAAAATATGGAAAGTGGTATAGTAGGTAAATGTAGTTTTGCATTTAATTTAGATTGGAGTGATGATGCTGCACAAAGTTGGGATTGGGATGATGGTACTAGAGGATATGATTTTAGAACTATTAATAAAATAAATAGAATTAGTGATTGCAGTATAGTTGTTAATCCTGCTTATGAGAGTACATCTACTACGGTTTATAAAAGGAATAAAGAGGAACATAATAAAGAATTAAAAAAACAACAAGAATTAAGAAAACTTGAATTCGAGTTAATGAGATTAGAACTAAATTAAAATAGTTCTTTTTTTATACAAAAAATTAAAAATTGAAAGGATGATGATTTATGGGAATAGAAGAATTAAGACAAAAGATAGAAGTTAAAACAAAAGAGGTAAGGTGTTTTTTAGATAAGAATGATGCTGAAAATGCTAAAAAGTCTATGGAAGAATTAAGAGGATTAAAAGATTCTCTAAAAATAGCAGAAGAATTAGAAGAAGAAGAAAAAAGAGATTTAGAATTCCAAAGAGATAATAAGAAAATTAATGAAACAAAAAAAGTAGATGAAATGAGAGCTATGACAAAGGCTGTATTAGGACAAAAATTAACAGAAGAAGAAAGAGCAGTAGTAAAAATATCTGACAATCAAACTGTAGTGCCAAAACAATTTATAAATGAATTGGAAGAATTAAGAAAGGGATTTGGAGCATTAAAACCTTTATGTGATGTTATTCCAGTAACTTCAAATTCGGGGACTAAACCATGTGTAGATTTAGATCAAGGAGATGAATTAGAATTAGTATTAGAAGGTGATGATATAGAAGATGATTCTTTGGCTACTACAGAAATAGATTATAAAGTCGACAAGATAGGTAAGCTAATAAAATTAACTTCTGAATTAGTTGATGATGCTGTAATTGATATAGAGAATATGGCCAAAACTGTATTTTTAGAGAAAGCTGTAAGAAGTGAAAATTCTAGAATATTAAATACTATAAATTCTAATGCTACACCATTAATACTTGATACTGATGTAGATCATAAAGCTTTTGCTAAAGAAATGGATAAACAAGTACCTGCTGCAAGAGCTGGATTAATTACTTTAGTTAATACCACTCTATATTCTGAATGGAAAAATGCTGAAGATAAACAAGGGAGAAATTTAAATCTTATAACTAATATAAATGGACAAGATTATTTTAATGGGAAACCTATAGTGGAATTTGATGATTCTTTAATAAAACTTACAGAAGGAAAAACAAAAGTAGCTTACATGGTAAATATGAAAGAAGCTGTAAAGTTTTTTGATAGAAAACAAGTTACAATAGCTAAAGCTGAAAAGTTTGAAAATGATACAAAGATGTTAAGAATATTAGAAAGAATAGATGTTAAAAAAGGTTCCACAAAAAGTATAAAGAAGATGGAACTATAGTAAAGAGAGGATATAATCCTCTGTTAATTTATTAAAAGAAAAGGTGATGATATGACGCTTGAAGAAATAAAAGATTATATCATAGTTGATGATGAATCTGATAATCTCCCAGAAGAATTAATGGAAATAAGCCAAATATATATAGATTCTATGGTAGGAGAAGGGTATAAACAAGATGAAAAGATGGTTAAATTAGCTAGTTTGTTACAGAGGAAACTTTGTGTTGATATGTACGAAAACAGAAGTACAGAAATACCACAAAATATCAAACAGGATAGAATTACAACTAGCATACTTGATAAATTAAGTAACTATGATGGTGATATAAATGTTTAAGGTTAATATAGGAGATTTGAATAAAAGGATAGTTATACAAAAATATATTATAAACCAGAATGAAAATGGATTTGATATAGAAGAATGGATAGATTATAAATCTGTTCGAGCAGCTATGAATAATCTATGGGGGAAAGAGCTTTATGCAGCAAAGGCAGTACAAGCAGAAAATACAGTAGAATTTATAATTAGATATTCTAAAGATTTAAAAAATATAAATACTAAAGAATATAGAATCAAAACTATAAAAGATAAAAATGCAACAAAAGAAAAAGATAGATATAGATATTTTAATATTACTTTTGTAGATAATATACGATATAAAAATAGATGGCTTAAAATAAAGGCTATTGAGGTGATATAGATGTGTGATAATTATATTGATGGTAAATTAATAATGAAAAATGCTAAAGAAGCTGAGGCATATTATTTTGAATGTATAAGAAGAAATATAAATAATAAAATTAAACAGGCTTGTGAAAATGGTGATAGAAAACTACATGTGAATTTTTATATCCCTGAAAAAATAAAAGAGGAAATTAAATCTTTAGGATACAAACTTGCTACAAATATAAATAATAAAGAGGAACTTATTATTTGGTGATTTAATGGCTGATGGAATAGAAATTGAAGGTATGGAAGAATTCACTGATATGTTACAACATATGACCATAGATGAAGCTGATGAGAAAAAGGCTGTAAGAGAAGCTATAAAACCTATAGCTGATGAGATTGAGAAGAATACAACTAAAAGAAGTGGTAAATTAGCTAAAGTAAAAGAAAAAGTTAAAAAAGAAGGATTAGCAACAGTTGGAGAAGTTAAAACAAAAGAATTTTATGATATCTTTGAAGAATTTGGCACAAGCATGGCCAAGCACAATATAGGATATTTTGATAGAAGTGTTAAGAACACAGAAGATAAAGCATTAAGTGTATTAGCTAAAGAATTATTAGACAAAGTGAGGTAATTATATGTGAATATAAAGCAATATCTTTTAAAAGTATTAAATAGTAAAGAGATATTAGATTTATTACCAGATAAAAAAGTGTTTTTCCTTCATGCGAATAATCCTAATAAAAGCATGTATTTAGAGTATGAGATTATAAATGAATATGGTGCAGATTATTCCGAAGGGAAAGAAGATTATACTACTTATATAGTCCAGATAGATATATTTTCTACTGGAGATTATACAGAATGTGAAGAGGTAGTAAAAAGAATAATGATACAAAATGGATTTAACAGGGACATGGCAGCAGATCTGTACGAAAAAGAGACCGGTCTAAATCATAAACCTATGAGGTTTTCGATAGATTTACCGACTAGCAAAGGCTAGTCTTTTTTAATGCAAAAATAACTTAAAAAGGATGGGATTAATATATGGAAGAAAGAGTAGAGCAGGTAGTGCCAGTAGTTGGTTTAGAAAAGTTATATGTAGCTAAAATAACTAAAGATGATATAGCAGGAACAATATTTGAAAAACCAAGATATTTAGAAGGGGTAAAAGAACTAGGCATTAAACCTAAAATTACAACAGATGAATTCTATGCAGAAAATAAATTATGGTTGAGTGAAAGCACGTTAGCTAATATTGATGTCGAAGTAGATATAACAGATTTAGGGACACAAAATGAAGCTTTTTTATTAGGACATAAGTTAGCAACAGAAGGTGGAATAATTTACAGTGATAATGATAAAGCACCAGATGTAGCACTTTTAGCAAAAGCTAATAAAGGCAATGGCAAGGCTAGATATATTGTACTTTATAAAGGAACATTTAGTATAAGTGATGAACAATACAAAAGTAAAGAAGGAAAATCTAATTTCCAAGCTAAAAAATTAAAAGCAACATTTGCTCCATTACATTTTAATGGTAGATGGAAATATAAAATCGACGAAGAAGAAGGTATGACAGATGAAAAATTCTTTAAAGAAGTAATAATACCAACAGAAAAGACAGAAATTACGGAGAATAAAGGGACTGAAGAAGTTTAATATATAAAAGGTGGATTAATTTGAATTAATCTGACATAAATTTTATTGTTGAAAGGATTAGATGATATGTTATATAAAGCAAGAAAAATGAAAATAGGTGAAAAAGAGTACTCTTTTAAAATGACAAATAAGACAGTTTTAAAAATAGATCAAAAATATGGAAATTATGCACTTGTTGTAAACGGGATAATGGAAGGAAAACAATTTTATAATAATGCAATTAAATTATTAAGTTGTTGTTGTGTAGATAAAGAAATAAAAGAAATTGATGGAGAGAAAATAAAAATAACTAAAGAATTTACAATAGATGAATTAATAGAAAATTTAACACCAGAACAAATAAATACAGAATTAATTGACTTTGTATTAAATTTATATTGGGATTACATGGGAGTAAATGAAATAGAAGAAAATCAAGTGAAAGAAGAAAATAAAGATAAAGAAAAAAACTAAACAACCAATCAAAGTATGAAATTGACTTTGATTGGTTGTTTTACGTAGCACATACACATTTGAATTATACAAAAAAAGAGTTCTGGAATAGCACTTTTAAAGAAATAGTTGATATGTGGAATTTACATTGTAAATTTAACAGATGGGAAATTAAAGATGATAATGAAGAAAATAATTCCACAAGGGACGCAAGTTATAAAAAAGTAAATATAGAAGATATTCCATTTCTATAAGATAGGCGCTCAATAGAGTGCCTTTTTAATGCAAAAATTTAGAAGGGAGGTTAATAATGGCTAGTAATGTGGAAAAGCGAATAACTGCGAAAATGGTATTAGATAGTAGTGGATTTAATTCTAGCTTAAAAGGTGTAAATAATGAACTTAGAAATGCTCAATCGCAAATGAAATTAGCTTCTAGCGGCGTTCAAGCGTTTGGGAAAAATAGCGAAAGATTAAAATCTGTACAGGAAGCATTAAGCAAGCAAGTGGAATTACACTCTAAAAAAGTAGATATATACAGTAAAGCTATAGAAAAAACTAAATCTAAACTGGATGATAATATAAAAGTTAGAGATAAGTTAAAAAAATCTCTAGATGATGCTAACAAAAAGTATGAAAATGCAGTAAAAACATATGGCAAAGAATCAGAAGAGGCTAAAAAAGCTAAAGCAGAAGTAGACAAATTAACAGAAGAACATAAGAAAGCAGAAAAAGCAGTAGAATCTAACGCAAAGAAAATACAGAACTATGATACTAATTTGAATAAAGCACAATCCCAGATGAACAAGGCACAAGGAGAATTAAACAAGTTAAATAAAGAACTGGAACAAGGTTCTAATAAATGGACACAACATGGGGAAAAATTAAAAGAAAGTGGAGAAAAATATAAAACTGTAGGCGGGCATGTTTCTAAAGTTGGAGATAAAATGTTAAAGCTTACAGCGCCGATTGCAGCGGTAGGAATAGCAAGTTCAAAAGTAGGTATGGATTTCGAAGCACAAATGAGTAAGGTACAAGCTATATCTGGAGCAACGGGAGAAGATTTTAAAAAATTAAAAGCCAAGGCAGAAGAAATGGGTGCTAAAACTAAATTTAGTGCTAAAGAATCCGCAGAAGGG